GGCCGCGGAACGCGCGAAGGAGTGCAGTCTGAACCCGCGGCTCGGGCGTCTGTTGGTGATCGGGACCAGCGTCGAAACGTTGGTAATCGACGATCCGGCGCAGGAAGCCGCGGCCTTGACGCGATTCTGGGAGCTGGCGCACGGGACTGGAGGCCGCGTCGTAACGTGGAATGGGTCATGGGACCTTCGGTTCCTGGTGATCCGGTCCCTCGCGCACCGCGTAATGATCCCGCTGCCCCCGTCGACCGTGCAGGGATGGTTTAAGCGGTACGTAACCTTTCCGCATTACGACTGCAAAGCGGTGCTGATGAACTGGGATACGGCGAAGGCTGGCGACGGGCTGAACGAGTGGGCGACCTTTTTCGGGCTCGAGGGGAAGGCCGACGGCATGACTGGCGCGGACGTGTGGCCGATGTATCAGGCCGGCCGCCTCGAGGACGTGGTGCGGTATTGCGAGCAGGACGTCGCGCTGACCGCGGCCATTTACCAACGCATCGCGGCGGTTCTGGCGTGACGGGGTTCCCGGATCGGTTCCGGCGTCGACAGCAGCAAGCGGCGGCGCCGGATGGCCGGCAGAAAAAAGCGCCGCGGCACCTCGAGTCGCTCGAGCAGCGGCTGTTCGTGCAGCGGTTCCGGCTCGATCCGGTGACGCGCTACCTCACCGCGTGTGCCATCCCGAACGGCGGGAAGCGGTCGGCGCGCGAGGCGGCGATCCTCAAAGCGGAAGGCGTTACGGCCGGCGCGCCGGATTGGGTGCTGTTCCATCGGACGCGGCAGTATGTCGGGCTCGCGCTCGAGTTTAAGTCGCCGAACGGGACGGGGCGGGTGTCGCCGGCGCAGGTGGCGTTTCTTGACGGATTGCGGCATAACGGCTGGTCCGTCCATATTGTCAAGACGGCGGTGGACGCCTGGGAGGTGCTGATGCGGTTTATCGAGGGGGAAGCCGGTGCGTGATATGACGGTGACGGAGGCGGCAAAAATGATCGGCGTGTCGCGCGCGCGGGTCTATCAACGGATTACCGGACAGGCCGGGACCTGGGACCCGGGACGGCCGTTGCCGGCGATTCTGGTCCGATCGACGTCGCGGGGGGCGCGGAACGGCCGGCAGATGCGGATCGATTTCGCGTTGGCGCTCGAGTGGCGGCAGGAGCGGTTGGCGGCCGGCCTCGAGGTCGGGCCGATCCCGGCGGCTGATCCCGAGGACGCGGTGCCGGCGCCGCCGGTGATGCCGAGTAAACACGACGCGATGAACGAGCCGACGGTAACGATTGGGTTGCCGACGCTGACGCCTTTTTGACGGAGGAACGATGGACGAGACGACGACGACGCCGTGGGTGGAAACGGTGATGGGCCTGTCGCATGGACGCCGCATTGTGTCGCATGTGTACCACGATCACCTGCAGCGGGTGCGGTGTGCGCGCGCCCAAGCGGAGTGGGCGGCCGGCGTGTGCGACCTGACGCTCGGGCGGGCCTGACCGATGCCGATGCCGACGCCGGCCCCGGGGGAGAAGAAGGACGCGTTTCTGGCGGCCTGTATGGATGATACCGTGATGCTCGACGAGTACCCGGACGCGGCGCAGCGGTATGCGGTCTGCCTGGCGCAATGGGATAAGGACCGGAGCGCAAAGGTCGCCCGGGAGACGGGGAGCGGATGGCCGACGAATCCGTTTACGGCATGAGTGCCGCGCCGTGGGTGCGGATGCCGCTGGGGAAGGTGAAGTCGAACCCAAATAATCCGCGGATTATCAAGGACGACAAGTTCCGCAAGCTGGTGCAGTCGATCCGAGACTTTCCCGAGATGCTCGAGCTCCGGCCGATTGTCGTGGATGCCGAGGGCGTGGTGCTCGGGGGCAATATGCGCCTACGGGCGGCGAAGGAAGCCGGCCTGACGGACGTGCCGGTGATCCGGGCCGATCACCTCACCGCGGAGCAACAGCGGGAGTTCGTGGTCAAGGACAACGTGGGGTTCGGCGAGTGGGATTGGGACGCGTTGGCGAACGAGTGGGACATGGCGCAGCTCGACGCCTGGGGCATGGACGTGCCGGAGGTGCATGTCGAACCGACGACCGGCCTGACAGACGCGGACGATGTTCCGGAACCGCCAAAGGAGCCGATTACCAAATCGGGCGACCGCATTGTCCTCGGCCGGCATACGCTGGTCTGCGGTGACAGCACCGACGCAGGAATGTGGGACAAGCTGCTGGTCGGTCGGCAGATTGGGATGGTGTGGACCGACCCGCCGTATGGGGTCAGCTACGTGGGCAAGACAAAGGACGCGCTTACCATTGAGAACGACGATCTCGACGAAGGCGCATTAGAGCAGCTGCTTCGCGGGTCGCTGTCACTCGTTTGGGCGCACACGCGACCCGGTGGAGCGTGGTGTGTAGCGGCCCCGGCGAGGCCGCTACACCAAGCGTTCGGCGCTGTATTGAAAGACCTTGAGGTGTGGCGTCAGACGTTGATATGGAAGAAAGACACGTTGGTCTTAGGGCGATCCGACTACCATTACCAGCACGAGCCGATCTTTTACGGCTGGAAAAAAGGCGCGGCGCACACGTGGAATAGCGACCGGAAGCAGACGACGATCTTGGAGTTTGCGCGTCCCAAGCGGAACGCCGACCATCCGACCATGAAGCCGGTGGAGTTGGTGCAGTACTGCCTCCAAAACAGCAGCAACGCGGACGATTTAATCGCCGATCCGTTTGGGGGGTCTGGCACCACGTTGATCGCGGCTGAGACGCTGGGACGCGCCGCCGCGCTTATCGAACTCGACCCACGGTATTGCGACGTCATCGTCCGGCGGTGGGAAGATTTTACCGGGCAGAAGGCGGTTCGCCAGACCGCACAAACAGAGGTGGAACAGTGACCATCAAAAACCTGAAGCCGTTTAAAAAGGGACAATCCGGTAACCCCAAGGGGCGGCCGAAGTTACCCGATATCCGCGAGGCATTGGCGAAGGTGCTGGCCGACGAAAAGGACGGGATCACGGCCCTCGAAGCGACGCTGGCGGCACTCCGTGCAAAGGCAGTCCGGGGCGACGTTCGGGCGGCGGAGGTGCTGCTCGATCGGGCGTTCGGAAAGGCGGCGCAAACAATGGACGTCACCTCGGCCGGCGAGAAGATCGTGACGCCGCCGATCGTGTGGTCGGATGCGGTGGGGTCGTGAAGTATTACGAAGGATGGTGGGAGGAGAACCACGTGACGCGCGGCAACGATCTCGCGCGGTGGCTCTGGGAGTCGGATCGCTCGAGCCGTGAGGCGGTCGGGGCGATCGCGGACCGGTTGTGTCGGGACCGGCTCACCGTGCTCGAGTGCGGTCCTGGCGTCTATGTGGATGCCGAGATGATTTGGCAGGACCGGCCAGAAGTCGCGTACGCGGCGATTGATGTGACGCCGGCGATCGTGGCCGCGGGGACGGCGAAAGGGCTCGCGGTGCAGCTCGGGTCGGTCGAGGCGATTCCGTTGTCGGATCGTTCGGTTGATCTGGTGTACTGCCGGCACGTACTTGAGCATCTGCCGAGCTATCGTCAGGCGCTGACGGAGATGATGCGGGTCGCCTCGAGCGTGGCCGTGGCGGTGCTGTGGCGGCTCGATGTCGAAGCCGAGGCCGATGTGATCCTGTGGAATACGGTCGAGGACGTGCCCGATACCTTCCATAATATGTACGCGCAACGGGCAATCTCGGCGTGGTTGGACGGGCTCGGGGTGCCGTATACCTGGGAGCGGACGCGGCAGGATTGGGTACTGACGATGGACGTGACGCGATGACGGGGGCGGGCTCGGCGACGGTCGAGCCGCTGGTGTTGCTCGCGCCGTACCGGGCCCTGTTTCATCCCAACCCGTCCTGGCGTTACGCGTTTCTGACGGGCGGCCGCGGGTCGGGGAAATCGTTCCATCTGTCGGTGTTCCTGCTCAACCTGACGTACGAAAGCGGTCACGTCATCCTGTTTACCCGGTACACGATGGAGTCGGCCGGCGCGTCGATTATCCCGGAGTTCGTGGATAAGCTCGAGCGGCTTGGCAAGCGGGACGATTTCGACATCACGCAAAAGGAAATCGTCAATAAGTGGACCGGCAGCCGTATCCTGTTCCGCGGCATCAAAACCTCAAGCGGCAATCAGACGGCCAAGCTCAAGTCGATTCAGGGCGTGACGACATGGGTACTCGATGAGGCCGAGGAGCTCGTGGACCGGATGACGTTCGACCGGATCGACGACTCGATTCGCTCGCAGCTCCGGCCGAACCGCGTGATCCTGTCGCTCAACCCCTCGACGGTCGACCATTTCCTGCACGGGCTGTTCGTGGCCGCGCCCCGGGCGGATACGCTGTATATCCATACGACCTGGCAGGACAACCGCGATAACCTCTCGGAGTCGTTTCTCGCCAAAATCGAGGAGACACGGACCAGCAATCCCGGCCGGTACGCGCATATCTATGCCGGCGAGTGGCTACGCGAGGTCGCCGGGCTACTGTGGACGCCGACGGAGATTCAACGGGCGCGCGTGGCGACGGCGCCGGACGATTTAAGCCGGGTCCTGGTGGCGATCGATCCCGCGGTGACGGCGAACGCGGAAAGCGACGAGACGGGCATCGTGGTCGTGGGGGCGGATCGGAACCGGCGCGGGTATGTGCTCGAGGACCTGTCGGGCCGGTATTCGCCGAATCAGTGGGCGACGATCGCGATTGACGCGGCGCGGCGGTGGAAAGGCTCGATCGTGGCCGAGACGAATCAGGGCGGCGATATGGTGACGGCGGTCCTCAAGTCGCTGGGCGATCGGGCGAACGGTATCCGAATCATCGACGTGAAGGCCAGCCGGGGGAAGTTGGCGCGCGCCGAGCCGGTGTATTCGCTGTACCAAGAGCAGCGCATTTTTCACGTTGGGGCGTTCCCGTTGCTCGAATCGCAGATGGTGGGGTTTAATCCGGAGAACCAGATCACGTCGCCGGACCGGGTGGATGCGCTCGTCTGGGGGCTCTCGGCGCTGCTCTTGACCGGGGCACAAGCGTTTGTCGTGTGACGGGCTGTAGGTGTCAAGGATGAACGCTGGTTCGGTTGACGCGTCGCGCGGGGCGGCGTAGGCTTGCAGGGGAATGTGTCACTCTATTTCGTCGGGGCCGCATGACTGAAAACCGACCGCCGTTGTTGACGCGCCTGTCGACGGCGCTGCGGACCTTGCGCGGCGAGGCGATGGTGCCGGCCGCGAGCGCGCGCGCGATCATCGACACGACGTATCCGAACTTCCCTGGCGGCACGGCGCAAGCGGCGCTGGTGCGGACGGCGAACCCGCAGGAGTATAAGCCGGACGGCGCGACGATTCGCGTGCAGGGATTCAGCCGGCATCCGGTCGTGCACGCCTGTATCCGCGTGGTGGCCGATATCGTGGCCTCGGTGCCGTTGGTGGTGCTGCAGGAACGGGGCAATCGGGAGTCGCGGGTGCCGGAGACGCATCCGCTGCAGCGACTGCTCGATTATCCTGGGCCGCGGTTTACGGCGCGGCAGATGCGGACGCGGTACGCGGTCGACTACCTCGGGTACGGCAACGCGTTTTTTCAGATGGACCGGCCGAGCCCGAACCGGCCGCCGGTGGCGTTGCGGTCGGTCAACGCGGAGTCGATCCAAACGGTATGGGTCGACGCGGACGGCGACGCGCGGCGATACGATTACGGCAACTGGGCCGGCATCATCGTGCAGGTGCCGGTCGAGGACATGATCCATTTTAAAGATATGGAAATGTCCCGGCCGTTCGCGCCGGACGTGTTTGGGTTCCCGCGAGGGGCGACCGCGATCGCGAGCATGACGGCCGATAACGAGGCGACGCAGTACGTGCGGCAGGTCGTCACCAACGACGGGACGCCGACGTTCGCAGTCCTGCTGTCCGACGAGGCGACGCAAGATGACGCCGTGGCGATGCAGGACCGGTATCGGGCGCGGGTCGTGGATCGCGGGAAGCGCGGGTCGCCGGCGTTTTTTGGGGCCGTGCGGGATATTAAGCCGCTCGGCTTTACGTTGTCGGACCTTGAGTTTCCGAGTCTCCGGCGGGTAAGCCGCGAGGATATTTGCGCGGCCTACGGCGTCGACCCGCGGATGATCGGCATCGCGTCGGCCACGTCGGACGCTGGTCTATCGGGGGCGCAGTACGCTGAGGCGCGGGCGCGGCTGGTGCAGCATACGATCGAGCCGATGATGTCGGCGATCGAGGACGAACTGAATAACTGGCTCGCGCCCGAGTTCGGCAACGTCTGGATCACCTACGACCACGACGTCCTGCGAGACCTCGTAGAGAACGATCGCGAGACCAGCGAGCGCGTCCGAGCGGAGTTTAAGGATTCGCTCCGGACGTGGGAGGAAGCGCGGCGCGCGCTCAAGCTGTCGCCGGTGCCGGAGCCGACCGATACCCTAGCGATGACGACCGGTACGACGTTGGTGCCGGCCGCGACGGCGGTGATCGATCCGACCGCGGTACTCGAGGCGCCCCCGGCCACGGACAACGAGACGCCGGCGGTGGGGCCTGGGCCGATGGTTACGGAAGCGCAGGACGAGGCCGACGCCGAAGGCGACGCGATGGCCGGCCTTGAGGACGAGCAGGGCCGCGCGGAAGGCATGTCGAACTTCCCGGCGAAGGGCAACGATAAGGCGGTAAGTCTCCGCAACTCGCAGTGGAAGGTATTCCCGGTGGCCGAGGCCGAGGACCTGAAAGCAAACTGGCCGGCCATCTGGCGGAAGGGCGGCAATATCCGCGGGAATCGGCAGTTTATCGCGCTGGCGCCGATCGCGAAGCGCGGCGGGAAGCCGGACGGGCTGGCCGAGGAAAACGCGATCCGGCTCCGTGAGGCGTGGGGCGC